TGCCAAACCACTACCAATAGTTGATAAAGCACCAGGATTAGCAGCAAGACCTAAAATACCAGCAGAACCAAGACCATACAAACCAGCAGTTTGATTGGTTGCTTGACCTAATGCAGCGTTTTGTGCGGCAATATTGGCGTTAGTTTGAGTTTGCAATGCACCCATGTAATCAGGGCCACTAACGGCTGCTTGTTGCGGTGCATTAATAAAACTAGGAGTTGTCAAAGATTTAATCTGTCCAGCTTGACTACCCAACAAAGATTGGGCTTGTAAACCAGTATTCATACCTTGAATTTGTGCGCTTGTCAGCAAATCATTCTTCTGCTGATTATATGTTCTCATAGCATTTTCATAGGCTTGAGTGCCAGGAACAATACCTTGATTGGCAAGTTTAGAAGCGACTTGTTCATCGGATTGGGCAATCTGTGGAGAAAGTCTACGCATAATTGCGTCAGAATAATTTTCGCCAGGATTAATGCCAAATAAAGGATTTTGTTGCGCTTGGGTTAAATTGCTAATGGATGTATTAGCAAGACCTTGTAGTTCAGGGCTTAAAGACTGTGTGGCTGTCCATGTAGGATTGCCATTAGCATCAGTTGTTTGGGTGTAATTAAGGTTTCCATAAGGGGTAACTTGATTTACACGATTAGCTTGTACAGCTTGTTGTGCGCCTGCAAGATTGCCTAATGTTTGTGCATTAGCAGCTTGTAAATAAGGGTTTGTAGCGCCAGCATACGGATTAACCGTATTAGCATTAGCACCTTGTGAAAATGTTGAACCTGCACCCATTACTATCTCCTTATGCCCATTTACAATATTCTGGGCGCATTTCTAGAATTACCAAATCTCCTTCGTCATGTGCGTCAGGAATTATGGCAACATCTTTGAAACCAAGGTGTCGGTCTAGTTTTAGGGCTTTTTCATTATTCCCTGCAACTGTGCCAATTATAACCTTTAATTTCAAGGTGTTAAAAGGGTAATCAAAAACCTTTTTAAGAAAGTCTTTAGTTGCCCAATGTTGCCCTTCTGACCCTACATGAATCATGCAAGATTTACCAAAAAACCCACAATAAACTACTACTGCTCTAATTTTTCCATCTAATACTTGACCTAAATAATGTGCATCTTGAGGAGTGGGCATTTTGTGTTTAATAGCCCAATCTTTTAAAGATTGTTCATTAAGTAAAATCAGAGTACACCCCCTGGCTCAAATACATAATCAGTACTAGCCCAATGCAATTCAATACCTTGTGCAACTGCGGTAAGGTTAATAGAGCCTGCAAAACCTATGCCTGTTACACCTTGCCAAATACGGTTAGTAATAAGTCCGCCACCCCAACTATTGTCATCCCACTTAGCAACATCCCAAATACCCACTTCTTGAGAACTAGGGTTAAATGTAATTGAGCCTATATTGTCTATTGGCTGAAAATCAACGCTAAGACCACATAAAATGCTTGGACTTCCACCATCAGACTGAAGAATAGGGCGAACCAAAGTAAATCGTTTATTTTGTCCAGGGGAGTCAAAATAAGAATAAGCCTGTTGCACAGCAGAGCTAATATTTGTGCCGTTATCTGAATTTGAAGTGTAAAAAGTGGCTACATAGCCATCTCCACCAAAATTCATATTATTATCGCCAGACACTTCCCAACAATAAGCCTCAATATTTGTAAACCTAGCCCAAGCCTTTGTAATGGTGTGCATTACATATTGCTCCATTCCATCATCTGTAGGAATAGACAAAATTAGCATATTTTCAGAAGCGTAGTAATTAATTTGCCAACCAAAATTTGCATAATATTTAGTTGCAGCTTGACTAATAGGGTAAAAAATCTTGTCAGTAAGGTTTACACGAGGGTCTAAGCGACTTGATTGAAGGGCAGACGCAAGAGGTACTAATCCATCTTGAGTAAGTAAAAGAAGGTCACCAGCCCATTTAAAAAAGCATCTACGGCTAAATGTTTGGCCTAATTGCCATACACCTTTTAAAGCCCAAGTAGTTGCAGAAGAAGGGTCTGTGCCATTGTATACAATTACCTCTCCCATTGAGGTAACAAATACTGCGTAGTCATCAGCACCTTGACCAGCGTCAAGCGTCCAAGTTCCCATGCCTTGCAAATAGCCTGCGTTACGAGCAATTCCACCAAAATAAAGAGGTGAAGCAGCGCCACCAATAGAATCTACTGGTAAATACCAGCAAGTCATAGTGTCTTTTTGGGTAAAATAAAGGCGGTTTTTAAACAAATTGACATTAATAAATGTCGATGAATCTACGCCTGTAATGCCTCCAACCGTATAACTTCCAACCACAGTAGCATTGGCTGCTGGAGTTGAAGCCATTGTATAAGTAAAAGTATTTGCGCCAGTAACGGTAATAACGAAAGTGCCGTTATATTCATTTGAAGTAGCGCCAGAAATAGTAACCCTATTGTTATTAGCTAATCCATGAGCCGTAGCGGTAGTTAAAGTAGCTGTAGTGCCAGACTTAGTAATTGTGCTAATTGTGGCAGCAGTTGAAGTAGTGGCAACTTTAAACCATGCGCTACCATCATAAATAATAGTAGGGTCAGTACCATTACAAGCAACTAAAAAATGACCACCAGCAGTAGTAATATTGACAAACTGAAAGCGACTGTTAGAAAGCCCTGTAAACACAGAAGTTGCTGTGCTTGTAGAAGTGTCATATATGACTCCACCAGCTACGGCAAACAGCTTTTGCGAGCTTACTCCAGCGTAATTCATTAGGGTTTCTACTGTGCCTGTAATTCCTGTAGAAATTTTTGTGTAACCTTTTCTTAAAGTTACATCAGTAGGTGTAGGAAACCAATTTGTAAGTTGTACGGCATCTGTTGGCGACATATTAGCCAACGAATCCCTAGCGTTCCAACCTCCAATAGGAGAAGGTAAAGACGCTGTTGTAGCAGTAAATTTTTTAGGTTGGCTTAAAAGCATTATTAAGACCCATAGCCAGTATCGGGAATATTTGCATAACCAATAAGCACTTTGCTTGGGTATGGGGCAAAACTAAGATTAGGCGCACCTTTATCATTAGCTTTAGCTATAGTTAAATAACGCTGATAATCTTGCATTAAAGCAGTAGTGTCAAATGACTTAATTTGGAAGTATTTAAGTTTAGTAGCTAAAACCATAATACGGTCATCTAAAACCGTAGTGTCGGTGTCAGCAGTAAAGCTATTTTTAATTGCGCCAGCAGCGCTTCTTGCCCAACCTTTTGACCGATATTCCCAACCTAAATATTCGTTGGTATTCATTACAGGCCATATTTGGAATTGGTTATCTAGTATTCTCCAACGAATACGAGGGCCTGTAGAGATGTAACCAGACTTTAGCCATTGCCATTGTTGTGCATCTTCTGGCCCTAACATTTCCCAATGTTTCGATTTGTCCCAATGGGTTCGGTTAGTAATAGTTTCAAAATCGGCAGGAAGGTCATAAGCGGTCTGAGCGCATACAACGGATTGTGTGCCAGTACCACTAGCCATTTGGCTCATAACTACTACTTTTGTAGTGTTATTGGCTGAAACAACATAAGTGTCTTGAGGGATGTTATAGCCTGTTAATTGCCATTGGCTATCAACATTGCTTAAATCTGTGCCAGCCTCAAAAGTCAAATTATACGAACCATTGACAGTTGTGGCGTTGGCGGTTAAAGATTGAGTGTAGAAACGATATTGCACCTGTAACGCTTGCCAATCATACTCTTTGAGTAAATCATAGCCAGCACCGTTCATCAAAGCCAATATTTGCTGCACATCCTGTGAGGTGTTTCCAGCCACATAGGTTGGTACGGCTAAATTTAATTCTGCTGTGGTTTGTTGAACCAGTTGCAACATCGTTTGGGACATATTAAGCCTCGGCTACTTTGGTTTTGCGTGTTTTGGGAGTCTTTTCCGCAACAGCCGCAAGTAGCGCTGACATCTGCTCTTGCATAGCAGCCAGCTTCGCATCTGTTTCTGCCTTGATTTTATCATTTTCTTGGCGTAATGCTTGCAATTCTGCTTCTCTGTGCGCTACTTCGGCAGAATTATTAGCTAAATTTAAAAATGCTTTGGCTTTTAAACGGAAATTATATGGCGACATCCCTGCAACCATGCCAATTCGTTGTAATTGCTGGTCAGAACAGTCTGCAATAGACTCTACTGTGTGGAATTTAAGTCCACGCAATTCTTCGGCTTGACTACGAGTAACTTGAGGCCATTGG